TCATGGCAACTTCGCTCAGTTCCTTCATCTGTCTCTTTGCTGCCTCTCCAAGAGAACGTGTCAGGGCACCAACGGTTTCCTGGTCGCCACGGGCACGGGCCTCGGCAATGGCAGCGTTTATTGCTGCCACATCATTCTGATAGTTCTTTTCTATCTCAAGCCGCTGGTCGGCATAGCTCTGGTACTGCCTGATGAGGTTCTCGGTATATTGCTGCTGTTCGCGGGCATGGCTGGCATCAAGGACGCTCAGGTCGGCATACATCTTTTCCACAGAGGCCTTGTAAAGCTCCAGCTCCTTCGAGTCGAGGGTGCCTTCCATGACATACTTGCCTGTAGTCTCGTCAATGCCGTAGCCCTTGGCACCGGCATCGGTGTTCTGATACTTCTGCCCTTTGTTCGCGGCCTCGTAGGCTTTCTTTCTTGCTTCATAGATGGCCTTATAGATGTCGGCCTCCTGCTGCATGACGGCTGACTTGCTCTTCTCGTACTGGTACTTCCGCTCTGCGCGCTCGCGCTCGCTGTCATCCTGTATCTGGGCAATCTCTGCCGCACGGCGCGATTCCTCGGCCTCGCGCCGTATCTTTGTCAGGTCATTCTGGTACTCCAGCTCCAGCTCAGTAAGCCTGGCCTGCGACTCCGCCTGTTCCCTGGCGGTCTGGGAAGCAGCCTTGGCGGCAGCGGATTTCTCCTTGTCCGTAAGTTCTTTGTTTTTGCTTGAACGGGCATCGATGATGCCGTTGGCCTTGGCTGTCAGACCTTGTATGTCAGAGGCATTAAGGTTCGCGCCAATCTCCTTGACAAAGACACTCTCGCCTTCCTTCAGGCTCTTGGTGTTCTTCTCCAGGACATCGGTCAGCTGCTTCAGATCCTCATTCCGCATGCTGCCCATCTTTTCCATGTAGGAGCTTATTCTGGCAACGTCTATTCCACGGCCATAGGCTTTCCCTGCCTCATTGGCAAGGGTGCTGAAGTAGTCGGCGGCATCACTCGTCCAGCTGCCAGTCAGCCTCTGGTACCACGGAGTGGCGGCATTGTACTTTTTCTTAGCTCCCGCATAAAGAATGTCCTCGGTCTCATTCAGCTGTTTCCCGCTCTTGGCCTTTTTAAGCACTTCGACATATTTCCGGTACAGCTCTGCATTGATCCTGTTGTCCTCGTTGGCCATCTGCGCATCGTAGGCGGCTATCTCGCGCTTCAGGCCGAGGATGTCTGTCAGGTGCCCTTTCTCGTCGATGTACTTCTGTATGATATCTGGGTAGCGGTTGATGAGCAGTTGCATGGCTCCCTCACGGTCGCCGGTGGCCGCTGAGTCATCCTGTGCAAGGCGGATGGCCTCCTGTGTCTCCCCGTTGTACTCCTCCTGCCGTTTCTTTGCCTCCTCTAGTGTGGCGTTGTAGTCACGCTGGGCGCGCTCGGCATCAGTCAGACCGTCACGGCTTGCGATGATGGCACCTACCAGCAGCCCGAGGGCAGTGGCGGCAGCGACGTATGGATTGGCAAGCATGGTCTTGTTGAGCAAGGCCTGGGCGGCTGCTAACGAACGAAGCAGCCGTATCTTCATTACATAGGTGCCGTTCATGGCACTCTCGGCAAGCGTCACGGCAATCACCGCAGCCTTGTACGTGCCGTAGGTGGTGACGAGTCCAAGCAGCACCTGACCAACCTTCTCATAGTTCTGGACAAGCGTGGTGGCCAGCTTTGCACCGTCCACCATCAGCCCCTGCTGCTTCTCGCCGATGTCGTTGAGCATGTCCTGCCAGGCACCCTGAAGGTTACTCACGGATCCCCTGATACCCTTCGACTGCTTCTCCAGCATACCGTGGAACTTGCCGCCCTCGGCAGTGGCCGAACGGAAGGCGTCCTCAACCATCTCCACCGTAATCCTGCCTTCCGACATTTCCTCTTTCAGCTTGGCCACGCTCTTCCCGGTCTTCTCGCTGATGACCACAAGCGGGTTGAACCCTGCATTGATCATCTGCAGGAGATCCTGCCCCATGAGCTTACCTGTGCTCGACGTCTGCGCAAAGGCAAGCGTGAGGCTGTTGAACTTCTGCGCGTCACCCATCGAGATGTCGCCTATCTCCCGCAGTATCGGCATCACCTTCCCGGCCTCGATGTTGAAGCCAAGAAGGGTCTGCGCACCTTTGGCCAGGTCGTTCATCATCATGGGAGTGGTGGTGGCGAACTGCTTGATGTCCTCATACAGCTGCTTGCCCAGATGCTCACCGGCCAGCGTCTCAAACGAGATGCGAAGGCTCTCCATCTCGCCGCGAACGTCAATGACCTTCTTCTCAAACTCTACAAGCTTGCTGACGGCAAAGGCTCCGGCGACCTTCTTGCCAAGGCCGTCGAAGACGCCTCCCATCTTCTCGCCCTCGCTGGCAGCGTGGCGCGAGATGGCACTAATCTCTGTCTTCACCGTGTTGGCATCCTCGGCGAAATGCTTGTTGTCAAGACGTATCTCTATCTCTACTTTCTGGCTCATACCTTCTTCTCCTTATTCGTTTCCGTAGGCCCCACATCGGCGTCTATCACCGACACTCCCTTGCTCGAAAAATACGCCATCAGCTGCTGGTCGGCATCGCCACTGTCACCGTCGATGAGGGCACCTACGCTGCCGCCGGCTTCGGCGAGCTCATCGTCGCTGAGCCAAAGACTGACGGGCTTGTCCATCAACATCAGGTGAAGCAGCTCATAACTGCGCTCAAAGACAATCTCCTCGAAGCTGAAACCCATCTCCAGCAACGGTGCAACAAAGCTGCCAAAAACACTGACACCACAGAAGGTGAGGCTGTTTCTCGTCTTTTCCTTGGTACGCAAGGCGGCAGCAAGGCGCTCACGCTCGCGATTCATGCCGAAGTGTTCAGACAGCCGCTGCACATAGCTGCACATCAGGGCTGAGGCCAGCAGCTGGGCTAAGTCGCCGTCGGCAAGCTCAAGCCCGAAGAAATCGGAACGCTGCTTGCGGCTGACATAGTCGTAAAAGGCAGCGCGGGTGTTCTCCATGGTGAGGATGGAAAGCACTATGGCACACTCCGCACGCCTTTCACGGACCTGGTCTGTTATCATTCTCAGCACGCCACCGGAACCGTGCACTTTTGCGGTACCAAGTCCCAGACGCTCTATATAGGGTTGCAGAAGCATGCTCTTGGCCAGCGTCATGGGCCAAAGGTAATAGGTTGTGCCGCCCACGGTGAAGTCGTGGGGGCGCCCGGTGATGACGTCGGCAACCAGCTCGTCGATAACGGCTGTAGACTGACCGTTCTTTATGTTTCCATTATTTCCATCCATAGTGCCCGGGGCGGGAGTCGGACCCGCATTGCCGTTTGTCCCGGGCAGGGCTGCCAGCCTTTCCTGTACTCCGGCTGGCCTGGAGTCTTGTGTGCGGCAGGGTTCTCCCCTGACGTCAAGGCTGAGATACACTCACTGTGCGCTCATAGTAAGTCATACCCTCCTGGGGCGTCGTATCGAAGGAACGGTAGTACTTGCTGCCATTCTTGATGTACCAGCCCTCGGTCTTCGGGTTCTTGCCGCTGTAGCCGGTGCTCTCGGGATCCACTGCCGAGTACGTCACGTTACGGGCACCGCGGATAAACGCAAGATCCAGAAGCTTCCCGCTCTCATCAGTCACACCCTTCGACTTGTACGTATAGACTGCCACCAGACCGTCCTTCGTGTCCATCTTTACAGACACGTGGCGGGAGGGATTAACGAGACGGACACCAAGCCCGCCGTTGTCAGGCGTACAGTCTACGGTGTCAACCGACTCCTTGAAGCCAATCACGTCCTCAACCTCCTGTTCGTTATCGATACGGCGGTTACACTTCAGGATGTACTTGTCGGGATCCTTCTTGCGGGCTTCCGCACTGCCTCCCTCTATATTGGCCTCAGTCTCTGAACCCTCCTCGACGCTAAGGTCGGTAGAGTCCATCACAATGTCATTGTAGGAACCGAGGTCACTGTCGCTCACAGTGTTTCTGCCCCAGCCCACGATTTTTATTGCTCCCATGTTCTAATAATGTTTAAAGGTTATTTGAATACTTTTCTGATTACGATAATTACGACGATGGTGCCGACGATACCGACAAGCACCCATGCTGCCCAGCTGTTATTAGGGGGCTTTTCCTTGACGGATGTCTCGCGCAGCGTGGTTTGCCCACGCTGACTGAGGCTGTCACGGGCCTTGCGTTCATAGCGGCTCACCGTCTGGCCGATGCTGTCCGTCTCGGCCGCGGCCACCACGGTATCTCCCTTGCGTTTCAGGATCACCCGTGTGCGGCCCTGTTTCTTGGTGAACATCGCGCCATCAGGGAGGTTCTGCATCGCCTCCATCGGAATCGACAGCCTCACGCTGTCGCCGCTGACGGCCTGCGCCACGGTCTCCAGTGTCTCGTATTCGGTGTGGCCCTGGATGAGGGTGCCGGCCTGGATGGTTGCCCGCTCCACTGTTCTTTGTGTCCGGCAGCTCACTGCGGATAGGACAGTCAGGCCAATAACGGCAAGCGGTAGCACGTGACACGGCACGCTCCAGCCGGGTGAATGCCTTGTAAAGTTTCTCATTCTCCTTGCGCATTTCTTGCAGCTCACGGCAAACGTCATCGTACATCGCCTTATAGATGTCGTGTACCTCCTTGGCCGTCCTGGCATTCCTCAGCTTGCCGCTCACCAGCCAGCCGATGACTGCACCAAGGCCGCAGGGGAAGGCCCACTGCAAATATTGAAGGATGGTCTCTAACATCGTCCGTACGCTGCTTGGTTAATAATTTCCGTTAATTGCTTTGCCGTTTGACGGCAACAATTCCAATCTCTCTAAGCCACCGCTTCACGTCGAAGCAGGGACAGGCTTTCGCCACGCCGGGAAGGTCGCGGTGACCCACAATCTCGGCCTGGGGGTGCTGGCGGTGGAAGTTCTTGACGTACTTCTCCAGGGCTTTCCGCTGCTCGGCTGTACGCGTGTCACACAGCTCACCCGCCATGTTACGCCCGCCCACATACACCACGTGGCGGCTGGTGGAGTTATAGCCCGCAGCTCCGTTGGTCACTTCCCACGGGTCAACCCTCTGGTCTTCGTCATACGGTACCAGGTTCTCCACACCGCCGTTCAGGTGGATAATGTCTGAGTAGCCCACCTGCTTCCAGCCGCGACCGCCCTTCGACTTGGGTGAGGTGTGCCAGAGCCGGATTTCGGCCCCGCTCACCTCACGCCCCTGCCGTGTGTCAGTGCAATGGATGACAAGTCGTTTCAGCTCAGCCATAGTCAGCCTTCAGGATCGGGTTCAGGGTTCACGATGTTCTCGGCCATCGCCGTGGTCAGAGCCAGCTCGGCGGTCACGCTCGGATCGCTGTCGAGAGCCAGCGTCACGGTGCCGGTCACGTCACTCGTGCCACGGTTGGGATTGGCTGTCACCTTCAGCTTGCCGCCCAGATCCTTCACGGAGAAGCCCTTCGGGGTCTTGCCGACGATGTGGTAGTCGCCGGTGGACGTGATGGTCACTTCCTCAGTGCCGCCGTCAGCGGTGAAGTCCACGCTGTCATCGCTCAGAGTCAGCGTCTTATTCACGACGGGGAACTGCTTCGTAGCACGGGTGTCAAGCACAATCACCTCCTCGCCAAAGGCGATGTTGGTGTCAATCTCCAGCTTCATCTTGAAGAAATAACGCTCACCGGCGTTGGTCAGCTTGTCAATCTGGATCACGTCCTCGTCAGAGGGAAGGTTCACACCGGCGAAGAGGTTGCCGCTCTCGTCGGGAGCGCACAGGGTGGCGATGATGAGGCCGCTCGGCCAACCGGCCAGCGTCTCGATCTTCACGCCCTTGAACATCTTGCGGTTCAGGGCGGTCTCGTCGCTGTTCTTGTGCTCGCGCTCGGTCAGCTCCTGGTCGTACTGCTCCCAATCCTCCAGGCTCATCAGGTAGCGGAGGTTCGGGTGTTCCTTGATGGTCTCAGGCACAGCGGCCTTGATGGCGTAGAGCTTGCCAATCATCGTGTCCGCAGCAGTGGAGATGCGCTTCACGTCGCCGTCATGCTCCATGCGGTACAGAATGCCGTTGAACAGGTGGTCGTCATCGTCGCCGAATTCACCGTTGATGTAGTGCCAGCCCAGCTCGAACTGCACCTGCTTCGACAGGGCGTCGAGCAGCGCGTTCTGCACGTTTGGGGGAAGCTCGGTGAATACCAGGTTGCCCGTGGGCTGGTACGGACGCCAGATGTTGTACAGGGTGTTCGGGTTGAACGTGGTGAAAGCCATGAACTCCTCAGGCTCCAGCACGTGCTCCGAATAGTTCCAGCCGCCCTTCGAGTCGCGGTCATCGGGCATCTCCTTGTTCTTCTGGAGCATCTTACCTGTCTTCAGGCGCGGAATGCTCAGCTTCTTGGTCACGTTGGGAATGACGCAGATCAGGCCCTTGTCCACAATCTGGCACCCCAGCACGGCGAGGGTAAAAAGTCTCTCCAGTACCTCGCCATTGTAGTTGGTGTTTTTAATTATGATTGCCATAAATCCTTTTTAATTTGGGGGTTTAACTGTTTCTCGTTCTGTTTGTCGCTGTGCCACAGCGACCGAAAGGCTGCGGTGCAATGTCACC